CAACATTAGCGCCCTCCGCTGTATGCTTACCATTTACTGTTATCTCATTAGTGATATTACGGTTAAGCTCATCATCCCATTCCTCCGTTATGCTTTCTCTTGCGTATCTACTCGCCTGTTGTGGGTCTGTTGTAAATGATACAGTGCCGCCCGTATCTGAAGCCTTGAAAGCACCCTCAATAGATGGGTCATAAGCCGTAATATCAGCAGACTGCCCCTTATAGAAACGTTGCTGGCCAAACCCCTGATCCTTGGCCCTCTGCATCCTAGCCTTGCGAGAAGAATCAATAGCCGCATTGATTAAAGCCTTAACCGCCATTGGTCCAGATTCAGTTATAACTCCCATTGGTCAATTCCTTCAGCAAGTCATTAAGGCCCGTAGTGACGGATTCGTTCTCGATGTTCTGGCCCTCTGTTGTTGCCTGAATATTCCTGATGTCAGCGATTGTCTTGAGGGTATCAACCTGGGCCTGTTTCTCTTTAATGTCCAACTCACGCATCTTGACCTGATGTGCTCTGACACCCTGATCCGCGTCTAAAGCTGTTTTCATCTTGCTAGACTCTAGGCTTGCCTGTGCTTTAGCCATCTCAGCTTCGGCCATAGCGTTCGCTGGGTCTTGCGCCTGTAGCTGCTGGATCATCTGGGTCATCTGCTGATTCTGAGCAAACAGGGTAGACTCCTCAACCTCTGGATTATTGAAGTACAGGTCTACGTCTTTAAGACCTACCTCTGTGATTAGCTTAGACAGGGTGTTATACATTTTAGGTTGGTCTGACAAGACTAGCCCAGCTTGTGAGAACTCTATCTGTCTCTGTAGTACAGCGTTCAAGTTGGCTATCTTCTCTTGCCTATCACCTGCCCCAATACCCACATCAATACGGCAAGCAGTGTTGCTGCTCCACATTCTAGGGTTGATCTCTAGCGGCCTACCCGTAACCATAATTTCTTTAACCGTGTCCTGATAGCGTGATAATAGGTCTACAGTTTTCTCAAACAGCGTCCTAACGCCACCATTGGCAAATATTCGGGCGATCAGGTCAAGCCTCTGCTGAGAAGCATCCTTCATGCCTAGAAAGCCCGTAGCTGTGTTGTTTAGGGCGTTAGCGTCCAAGCCCTGACCATTTCTGGTAACACCTGTGCGGATTTCCTTCTCCATGTCAGTGTATTCGAGGGCTGATAATATCCCTTCCAACATTGGTGTGACTTGGATCATCTGTGCATGACCCGCAACGTCTGGGTTATCAGTATCAACACCGACTAAACCACCAGCCCTCGGGACTAGCAGATCATCTAAATCCACCTGGTTGCTGTGCAGGACTCTAGGGTAGTTAGATTGATAGACGTTGTTCAACATCTGCCTAACCAGGGTAGACTTGCGGAACTGTAGGTCGGCCACCTGTTCAGCCGGGCATGTACCAATCGCTCTATGCGGAATGGGGATGGGTACGACCACAGCAAAGGGATGGTCGTCTACAGGCTCTTTGGATAGAACCTCATTGCCAGCGTAAAACACTTGGTACAACTCAGAAATACCATCGTCATTAACGTCGATGCGACAGTAATACTCACCCAAATACACAATATCATTAGGATCGTGATTAGATGTATTAACGTCCTGCCAATTGCCTTGGTCGTGGTATCTGGCGTTCTTTTGACCATTAAACTCGTAATGCTCGTCTGCGGGTAGGTCATCAACAATATCCCTGTCAAAGCCCATCTCAACAAGTTGTGACCTTGTTTTGGGCGATCTGTGACCAATAAAAACGGGGTCATCAAAACTTCTAGCGGTGCGAGATATTAGGAATTCTTCTGGCGGTATGTTTGCGTACTTTACCCCAGATTTTTCAATCTTCTGAGTAGTCTTACAATCATAGGTGACTATACCGAACTCATCGGTTTCCATCTCCATCTTGTCGATGGTCACACCCTTAGTGTTCAGTAGCTTCTGGTACTCAACCTCGGAAAACCCCTCATACTTCTGATTTGATGTGGACTCTGTTTCTTCCCAGTAGACCTTTACTGTCCCGGTGAACTGCAATAAAGCATCTTTGAACATATTGTGTAGGATTAAGACACCATCATTCTCTTGAAGGAAAACGTGGTTAGAGAGCGCCGTCTTTTGTTTGGCTTCTTCGTTGGCTTGCTCAGTGTATCCCGTGAAAGATGCAACCTCTTTGCCTTGAGTAAATACCCGTAGAAGGCTAGGTAACATCCACTCAATCGTATCCGCTACTTCAGTTGTGACTGCGCTAGACTGGCCTTCGACCTCATCCCCGTAGGGCTGGCCGTTGTAGTAGTCCATCAACATTTCGCGCTTGCTAGCAATCTCGCCCTCATAACTCAGCGCGGAGTCTAGCTCGCTGCGTATGATTGAGCCTATTTCGGAATCAGATAACATTGTTTGTCCTTATGCAATTGCAAGTTTAGGCTGCAATTTTCGCTTTTTGCGAGGTTCTTTTGTCAGAGATGGGAACAGCTCGGTGAAGCCCCAAATCATTGCGTCTGCTCGGTCTGGTGATCTCAAGCCCGTATATCCTGAAACACTCATCCCACATAGCTGATCCTCTAGCTCTGGGAAGTAACCTATATGATGTATTTTACCCTGCTCGTAGAGGGCCGCTATTGGCTCTGCCCTAACAACCTTGCCCCTGGTGGCTGTAACCTCACGGTATGGAGCCTTCTGGTCAGAAGCCCTAATAACGGCCTCTACCATCGCGCCACCGTAGTTCTTTTCGGCTACGATCCTGTCGGCTGAATGGCGGTGATAAGCGTCTGTTGCTATCTTGCCCCACTCACTAGGCCCGTATCGGCCTGATAAATCCTCAATCAGATAACCATGCCCGTCAGTTCCAAGGGCCGTGACCGTAATACCTATCTCATCGGAGCGTGTGTCTTCTGAGCCACTACAGCCAGATGGGTCAACAGCTACAACGATTCTAAGGAAGTCGGGTAGCTTCTCCTCTGCCCTTCCTAATCGCCTGTTCTGGCCTAAAACCTCATCGCTCCAGAGTGCGCCATCGCTATCATCGGCGAACTTGCCTAATAAAAACCTATTCCTAGCCTTCTCAGGGAGGCTGTCCAGCATGTCGAGATACTCGGAGTCGAGGTTCTCTTTATTATCTGCTGGGTTGATTAGTTCAAATCGGTAGTTACCTGGATTCTTTTCAGGCTGTCCGTTGTCGGGATTCTTGTGTTCGATGAAACGCTTATACGTCCAATGCCGTTTAGATGGCGGGTTGAAGTCGTAATAAGCCTTTAAACTTAACGTCTCAGTCTTTTGCGCTAATCGAGTCAGGGCTAATACAACTGAGTTGAATGGTATTTGAGAACACTCGTTGAAATAGATGGTGCAAAACTCTTGGCCTAGAACCTTCTCTGTACGCTCTTTGTCATCAAGCCCACCGAACCATATCTCTGATCCGTTTGGTAGTTTAAGAAACCAGTCGGACTTACTTAGCTCGCAATGCTCCCAGACTCCAGGGAAGCAAAGCTCAAAGACGGTTGGCAGTGTGTCATAGACGATACTGGCTTTAATGGCGTTAAACCTGAACCTGAATATAGCGTGTCGGCTATTGGGTTCCTTTAAAGCTCTTAGCACTACAGCCCTTAGTAGTAAGAATGTCTTACCGCTTCTGCTTCCTCCACCTAGCCCACAATGCGTAGCCTTAGATATTAGGCAGTCCATTGCGCTGTCTTGTGCGCTGGTAAGTTTAAACGTGGGCATCTTTCCCCGAAATAGTGACCTGTACGGGGCCGGAGTCAGCGCCAGTGACCGCGAGTTTACTACCCTCTTTACGATCAATGACCTTGTGTGCAGTGTTTATATCGCCAAGGTGTAGGCTTTCTAGCACTACTCCCCGCGCCTTATAGACTGGGTTCTGCTTGAGAAGCTCTTTTCTATCCGAGAACTCAGGATTTTTTTGTCCGTACAAGTACAATGTAGACATTGAAATATCGGCAGCTAAACAGGCTTCCTGATCTGTACAGCCCATCAGGAATGCAGTCTCTAATTTTAGGATTGCATCCGGGGTTACTACACTAGGCCGACCAGCCGTCATATATCACTTCCAGTATAAAATGCTGCCTCTACTCTCTGTCTGTATAAGACTATTTTTTAGCGTTTTAGAGTGGGCAGCAAAACCTAGGGGCAAAGCCCTATTGAATACTCCAAGTATGCCCTAGTGGTTGCTCCGTAGGGAGGTGGCTGTGCCGTTTATTTGTTGCACTCCATGCAGGACTCCACTGACGAACTGTAGTCCATTTGCCAGGTTCCTTCCTAACGTATTCCTGTGACCTTCCCCTCGCTTCTCAAGCCAGCGTAGTGATTTCCTATCTCTATAGACTCGCTTAATGACCTTGTATTGTTTAGGGTCATCTTTCTTGAGACAGGTTAACGCGTAATCAATCCACATAGCTTCGTCATCGGAAATGTTTGCTCCCTTACTGGGACCGCGTAATCGGCTTAACGTATCTGAGTGTGGATAACCGATGTCAGCGGGGTTATTGACGTTAGACCAGCGATAGTATTCGCTCAAAACTTTGTCCATGTCGTCGCTTAACATCTGTGCAATGTCTCGCAAATATCGTCTAGTTTAATCACGATACTTTCAATATCCGCTAAATTGAGAGCTATAGCTTCCATTGAGTCAGCCATTCTGCGGATACAGTCTGCTAGTTCTTGTTCGCTGATAGGCTCTGACATAAGATTCACTCGTCTTCAGGTTGTAGTAATACCGCTTGGGAAAACTGTAAGGCTGATGCCGCCCCCGCTATCTGTAGATCGTCTAAATTGGATGTATAGGCTATTAGCTGAACCTCGTTATTAGGGCCGACCGTCACTACAAACAGCGCGTACCCAGTAGGATACTCCTTAATAATATTATACGCACTACCGAGAGTATCAACCATATCTTCGGTCGTATCTTTACGGATTGGCGTGGGATCAACCATTGCGTGGCCTGACAGTGATTCGGTGTATCTCGCCGTCAATCTTGTCGTAGGTTATCATTTTAGCCCCTCTCATGCTCACCCAGCCGCCCCTAGCCGCGTATGCGTCACGCCCCGCCAGAGTTGGATGTTGTTCTGCAATCGCCCCGCCATCCTCTACAACCTTTTCGGAATGAAGGTGCCCGGTATGGATATAGGTTTGCTTGGCCTTCCCCCACATTGCTCTAAATCTCGGTTCGCTAGAGAATAGTTTAGGTAATGAAGCTAGCTTTACCTTATGCCCATGATGAAATCCCAGCATAGTCTCACCATGTAAATACGCATAGCAATGTAATGCGCTGTCATCCACTGTAACTCGTGGCTCATTGGCAAAAATATGCTTCATGTGCTTACGCATCCATACTGATCCAGCCATGTCGTGATTTCCCTC